GTCTGCCAGCACAAAGACGGTGGACGGGGTTTGTGTGAACGGCAAATTTGTAGCACGCATAGAAAATCAAGTTTGTCCCACATCGTCACCAAGGTCCAAAACGTCACCGCCTTCATCAAAAATAACGGACCCGTTCTCATCCTCGAACAGGTTGGGCGTAACCACGGGTGCGATCTGCGGGATGGGCAGTGGTGCAGCACAGGTCACCATGTTCTCGAATGGCCGCTTCATCAAGGGGATTGCATGGAGCCTGAACCCCATGATCCGGTTCCAACCCCTGCTCACCAACCGACACTGAAACTGGTAGCCGATGTCCACTGGCCGTTTGGGCACCGCCACACAGAACGGAGGGGGCTTGGGCATCGTGACTGACGGCTCGTACCCTGGACAGAAAAGTTGGTTCGGGTAATTCGGATCACAATCACTTGCCGCATCCTCTGTGCAGTTCTTGGCCGCACACACTTGCCAGGCATGCCACGGCACCCAGCACGGGTAATTGTCTGGGCGCACGTACAGTTCAAAGTCCACTGTGCCACGCAATTGATCGTACCAAATCTCAGCCGTCTCCAATTGCTTGAGCGAGAAATTGTCCCCCCATGTATAGGCCGGAAACTCGATCACGCGGGCAATCCGGTTCCCATCCACGTTCAACTGCTCATCGAAGATGTCCGAGAGGGTGAGTTCCCAAATTTCAATGTCACCCGTGACCCTGGAATGGATGACCGCAAAGGCTCGTTGCAGCCCACCGAAGTCTGCTTCCAGCACCTGGAGAATGTCTAAGCCCTCCAGGAATCCTTCCCAGGCCGGGGGTTTCTTCTGTTCCAAAGTGGAAATCAGGTCGAAGTCCAGTGCGACAAGCCCGCGATGCGCGACACCCACGCCATCAATCGTGAACGGTACGGAAGTGTTTAGGAGCCGGTTGTCGAATTCAATGCCACTTCCATAATGGAGCAAGGCCCGGTCATTGAACAGGACCGCCCTGGAGATGTTGTTGCTGGCCGGTACGTTCCCCCAGGCTTGGTCATTGCGCACAGAGAGATTGAGCGACCGTATTCCGTCCACGGATTGGTACCACAGGTCTCCGTTCACAGCCACTACGGACCTGTCCCCAACGAATCCGAACTTGCGTTGAGCAACGACTTGAAGGGGCTGCTTGTCTGGGAATGCGGGATCGCTCCATTCATCCCTCGTCACGGGCACGTCCAAGCGGTACACGGCTCGTCTTGTGCCAATGTAGAGTTTGCCTTGGCCAAGTGTGGTGTTGAGTTCAGCCGTATGGGAAATGCCACGGATGTTCCCGGCATTGGTGGGCACTACGAAGTTGTCACCGGATACGGCCAGCGGGTTCTCCGTGATCTTGAGAATGGAGTCCCGAAGCTGGTACGGTACCGTGCCCGATGGTCCCTTTACGATGTCACCGGCAGCGTAGGTCCGGCCCACCGCGTACCAGATCCGGCCCATGTAATAGTCCATCGGACCCGCTGCCGGAAGCTCAGGCACACTGATCAAGTTAGCGGGCTTGGTCACCACGTTTGTAGGGGTGTCCGTCAAGTTGACCAGGAACACATGCTTGGCGGCAGGAGGAGCATGACTGACGGCAGTGATCTGCCAGTCCTGTCCATCAATGGTGACGTTCTTTGGCAATGCACCAGTCCACTTGGGAGAAACAAAGATCGGGTTCACGGAAGCCCCAACAGCCGGTACGGTGAAGTCCACCAAGACCGTGGTGACCGGGTTCCCGCTCACATCGTACAGAATCGCTCCAGCGGGCACCGTGTTCCCGACACCAAGCTCAGAGATGTTCTTGAGCACGGCGAAGTTGTCCGGCACCACTTCAAGGTAGTTCGCGGCCCCAATCACGATAATCTGATTCGTGGTACCGTTGTAGGGAGCGGTCAGGGTGACATCCACGAAGGCCCCAACGGCAGGAACCGTGAAGTTGGCAGCAGTGACCCCAACGACCCTGGCACCGCCCACTGACCGCCTGAGCGTGGTGCCGTCCCAGAACAGGGGCAAGGTGGTGAGGTCACCGGCCTGGAGAACAAGGAACTGTTCCCCCTGGGTCCAGAACGACTGGGGCTGGTCTGCTGGATTGGTCAGGCCAGAACCAGCAGAGAGATCCTCTACGGAGTTGTCCGTATCGACACGGGCACGATAAATGCGGCCTCCAATGGACAGGACTATGTACGGGTTCCCGCCATCTGGTTCGTACATGTACGCCCCTTGGTACAGGCCGGTCCAGGGTGGGTTTTTGACCAGCGGACGACAGCCGTAACGAGGGGTTATGCCGCCACCACGTACGGTGCCGTTGTTCAGCCAGGCAAGTTGGTTCTGGCCAAGCCCATCGGGATAACTTTGGGAAGCGATGGTGGTTGGCTTGCTCGAATCCACACCTCCAGAAAACGTGACCTGACCAGTCACTATTCGTTCAGTGTTCGAGCTATCCGGCATATCTGCACTCGCTTTTAGTCCTTAAACGCCCAAGAAACAATCATTGCTTTTGGTGCTCTAAAGTGGCATATACGGCAAAAGTGGCAGTTAAAAAGACCATCGAAAAGTACGGCCTGACGTGGCCTCACGGCACCGAAGCCCTGAAGGTGGAGTTTTGGATGATTCAGCACGGAGGCAAGTTCGTCCGTGACGGCAAAGAGTTCGGGCTTGGGCTATTTCACCATTACAAGGAAGCCCAGCGCCTTCTCTGGCCGAATTTGGATAACCACAAGTGGTCCGATCTGATCCTCCAAGGCATCCTTGAGAACCGCATTTGCGTGGTGCTTGGGAGCAAAGACTCCTCCAAAACATACACTGCTGCACGCTACGCTCTGGCCGATTACTTCTGCTTCCCGGACAACACGCTGACCCTGATTTCCTCCACGGACATGCGGGGCCTGGAGTTGCGTGTATGGGGTGCCATGAAGGATTTGTTCAATCAGGCCAAGGCCAGGCACGCGGGGCCTGGAGTTGCGTGTATGGGGTGCCATGAAGGATTTGTTCAATCAGGCCAAGGCCAGGCACGAGTGGCTTCCTGGCAATATTTTGGAGAGCAAGCACGGCATCTTCACGGACAAGATCGGTGAGGATGGTGAGGCAAGGGACATCCGTAAGTGCGTGATGGGGATTCCGTGTGTGGGCGGTGATGGGAAGTTCGTCGGTGTCTCAAAGTTCGCGGGCATCAAGCAGGAAAGAAGGCGGCTGATAGGAGACGAGCTTCAATTCATGCAGCACTCGTACCTGACCTCCCTTGAGCATTTGGACAAGGGGGATTTCAAGTTTGTGGGCCTGGCCAACCCCATTGGAGAAGGCGATCCGGCTGACAAAATGGGCGAGCCGGTTGGCGGTTGGGGCACGGAGCCAGAAACCGACAAGACCGAGACCTGGAAGAATCGTTGGGGTGGACTGACCATCAATCTGGATGGGACTGACCATCAATCTGGATGGACGAGACACCCCCAATAACGACGAACCCAAGAACCGTTTCCCGTACCTCATCACCCAGGAGGACATTGACCGTACGGCCAATCGACGGGGCAAGGACTCCGCTGAGTATTGGACCCAGGTCATTGGAAAGCGGAAGGCCGGTCTGAATGCGAAACGGGTGCTTACCCGGCAGATGTGCCTCAACTTCGGGGCCTTTAACCCAGTGATTTGGAGCGGATCGGCAACGACCAGGCTCTACGCCATTGATGCTTCCTACGGCGGGGATCGTTGCGTGGCCGGTGATGCTGAATTCGGGGAAGATGTGAACGGGCGGCTGGTGTTGAGCTTCGGGGTGCCGCTGGAAATCCCCATCACCATCAACACGAAAAAGGACGGCGAGGCCGAAGACCAGATTGCCGGGTTCGTGAAGCGGGACAGTGAGCAGAAGATCGTACCAGCCTCCAATATCGGGTTCGATTCCACGGGCAGGGGTTCTCTTGGAACTTCATTCGGGCGCATCGGCATGACCCAGGTGAACCCGGTTGAGTTTGGCGGCAGCGCCACGGCGCGTCCTGTAGCTGAGGGCATTTTCGTATTCGATGACAAGCTGCGGGCCAAGCGACTGAAGCGGTGCGACGAGGAGTACAGCAAGCGAGTAACGGAGTACTGGTTTGCCGTACGGCATGTGGTGGAGTCCAAGCAATGCCGGTCCATGCCTGAGATTTGTGCGGAGGAATTCGGGATGCGGGAATGGTACCGGGTGAAGGAACACAGGATCGAGATCGAGCCAAAAGAGGACACCAAGACCAGAATGGGCTGTTCCCCGGATTATGCTGACTGGGCCTGCATCATCGTGGAAATGGCCCGGCGTCTGGGCTTCACCATTGACGGATTGGTTGACGAACAGGCCGAAACGGAAGATGATGAATGGCTCAGGCGAGAAATTGAGAAACACCGCGCTCAGATGCGCAAAACCGAATTGAGCTACAGATGATATTCTACGTGATTGGCATTATCTGCGGGTACCTGATTGTAGCGTACTGGAAAGAACTGATATGAGCCTGCGTGACGGTCCTTTCCCCAATGGAGGGTGGAAATTTTACTCGCCACAGACCAAGTGGAGCGTGCCAATGCCACTTGCTTCAACGTTCCAATCGACCGTTGACTTGATCATCCAGCACCGCCTCAAGAACCAGTCCATTACCCGCAAGCACAACCTTTCCACGAATTGGAGCGAGGTGGCAAACGAGCTTGAGGCATTCACCAGGCAACGGCTTGGGATTGCGGACGAATCGCCCCCAAAACAGAGGCCCGCACAGCCGATACGAGAGCCACAGGCTGTTGCGGGCGGCATTGAAGGACTGCTGGCTTCCACGGGACGAAAGCTCAAGGCCGTTGTCACCGGGATAAAGGTCTATATCGACACGTTCGGGGAAACTGGACGACCAGTTGGGGCTTCGGAATCAGAGCGACGGGCAGCAATTTGCGCTACTTGCCCCAAGAATGAAAAAGGCAACTGGACTACGTTTTTCACCGAAGAGGCTGCGGCAAGCATAATGGGAGTATTCGCGATCCTAAAGGACCTGGACCTCAAAACGTCCAAGGACCAAGAGTTGGGGGTATGCTCAGCTTGCCTTTGCCCACTCAAGCAGAAGGTGCATGTGAAGTTGGAGCACATCCTCAAGCACACGGATGAGGCCACTATTGCCAAGCTCCGTGAAGCACCTCACTGCTGGATCGTGTCGTGATTACCGTTCTCCCCTTCTGCTCCAGTGACGCCGCTTCCGCCCTGCGCCTGTTGCGCTGGATTGGGGAGCTTGGTGGCTGCAAACGGCACAAGGCGATCCTGGTGGCTGATTGCGCGATGCAATGGACGCTCGCATTGGAGGTTCAGCAGCAGGCCAATTCCGTATTCCAAAATGCGACCCTC